GCTGGTCAATACTTAAATTTAGATGGACAACCAATAACTCCTGAAAATTAATTGAAAAAAGCTATTTATGATTGTAAACTAAACAAACAACCAAATGAAATTAGATTTTAACTTTGACTTTATTGGTCTTGATGACCAAGTTTTTGAGGGTGGTAATGCTGGTAAAATGTTAGCTGGCGCATTAGCCTCCGCATCCAAAGGAGATGCACTTAAATTTTGGGATTGGGCAAAAAAACTATTTAAGGGCGAGGTCTTAGATTTAGACAAGTCAGACCAAGAAACTTTAAAAGGATTTGTAAAAGATTCAGAGTCGTTTACCGTGTTAGCAAAAGCACAATTATTAGAGATATTTTTAAAAGACTAATATGATAGTATTCATTGAGCCAATTAAAGGAGTTAGAGAGATTGCAGACCGAGTAGAAATTCGAGTTGTTAATTATTCTCTTGAAGGCATTGAGCAAACTTTATATTTTAAACTAATGAGCCAATTTAATCCTATGATTGAAGAAGGCAATCTGATAATCCCTGAGCCAATCGTTTCGCAATGGGGAGTCGATGATTCTTTTATTGTTAAATGGGCGCTTGAAACATTAGGTTTAAAAGAGAGAGTAATTACTCCAATCCAAGAAGAAGTTGCACCTGAAACTCCGAGTAAATAATGAATGATTGGGAAGAGGTAATAATACCAGGCGCAACGGGTTTATTTGGTTCATTAATTACCTGGCTATTTGGTCGCAAAAAAGAAAAAATAGAGGTACAATCTTCCGAGATTACAAACGTTCAAGAAGCAATTAAAATTTGGCGAGAAATGGCAACTGATTTAAAGGCAGAGGTTGCTGATTTGAAAGATAAGGTTGAAACTTTAACAACCGAGATTCATAATTTGAGAAGTGAAAACATTGAATTGAGAGCAAAATTAGATGAGCATCAGCCAAATAAGCCAAAAAGGACTAAGCCTAATAAAGAAGTTTGAGGGAGTTAAACTCAAGCCTTACTTATGTCCAGCTGGTATTCCAACGATTTCAATCGGTTGCACTTATTACGAAGATGGCACAAAGGTTAAAATGACCGATGCCCCCATTAGTGAAGCAAGAGCAACCGATATTTTTTTAAATGTAATTAAACATTATGAGAGGAGCGTTGACTCATTTTGCCGTGATGACATTAATCAGAACCAATTCGATGCCCTTGTATCATTTTGCTATAACTTGGGCGCTGGGTCTCTAAAAAAAAGCACCTTACTTAAAAAAGTAAATGCCGACCCAAATGATGAGTCAATTAAATTAGAATTTTTAAAATGGAATAAGAGCGGAGGCAAAGTCTTAAATGGATTGACACTTCGAAGAAACGCTGAATCAGAACTTTACTTTTCATGAAAAAATTAATCCTTTGTTTGCTAATTGCAAACTTTTTTATTTCATGTCGGCCACAAAAGTCAGTCATAATCGAAAAAGAAAAGATTCGTATTGATACAATTCGTGATTACAAAGTAATTACTCGATTCAATGCGGTATATGATACTCTAATCATTGAGAATCCTTGCGATTCTACGGGCATCTTAAACACTTTCTATTCAAAGATAACCGTTCCTCAAGGGAAGATAATTATAAGGTCTTACAAGGGCAACATTCAAGCAACGGTAAATATCGATTCAATCGAAAATGTGTATAAAAATATGTACGTTTCAAGTTTGCATACGGATAGTTTATCAACTAATAAAGAAAAAATAACCAATATCATTCCAACTTGGTGTATCTTAACCATTATTTTTCAAGGATTGATAATCTTTGGTTACTTATATTTAAGATTTATCTATGTATAAAATTGACATCGAGCCGATGGACAAGCCAAAATCAAGGGCAAAGGATTTACTTGACACGATGATGGATGTAATGGAGAACATCGAACACGTTGATGATGCTGCATACGTTTTAAGAATGAAAGTGCTAAACAATATCGAGTTTTTAGTCGATGTTTTAATGGAAGAATATGAAAATGGAAGATAAAATTATCAAGATTAGAGAGCATTTCTATGCTACAAATCTGAGTAAAACCGATTTCCATAAACAATTTTTTGAAATGTATGGCTATCAAAATGCTGATTCATTAAGAAAGTTTATGATTAAAAAGAATATAACTTCAAAGGATAGGTCAGCGCAAGAAATAAATAAAATCATTCCGCCAGTAGTCGCAAACTACAATCTTGAAACTTTGGACAACTTTGGCATTGAAGAAAGCATTGGTAAGGAATATGTATCGGCCAAACTGCCTCCGCATTTAAAAAAGATTGGAATCTTATCAGATATACATTTCCCTTATCACGACCTTCAGGCTTTGACTTGCGCTATTAAGCATTTAAAGGAGCAAGAGATTGATTGCTTGTATCTAAATGGAGATATACAAGATTTCTATTCTATATCCAGGCACGAAAAGGAAAAGGATATGCGAGATTTTAAAAAAGAGGTTGATATGAATAGGGATTTCTTGCAGAGGTTAAGGGATTTATTTAGAACGATTCCAATTTATTATAAACTTGGCAACCACGAGAATCGATTTGCCAGGTCATTACAATTACAAGCTGAGGAGTTTGCTCAAATACACGACCTTCAATTCGATGTATTCTTTAGATTAGATAAATTAGGCATCACAATGATTGAGGATTGGCAAGGTATGGAGATGGGCGATTTACTTGTATTACATGGTCATGAGTTGTATGGCGGAGGCGGAGTCAATCCAAGTCAGAATCTATTTAACAAGACTATTTGCAATACGTTAATCGGTCACGTTCATAGAACTTCAGCAACTCAAAAGAAAACTGGTTTTAAAGAGTTTATAAATACTTATAGTACTGGGTGTTTGACTTTATTAAGTCCAAAGTATATGCCATTCTCTATGCACAACCACGGCATGGCTATTGTTGAAATAGAAAATGGAAAGAGTTTTGTTCAGAACATTCAAATAAGGGATGGTAAAATTGTAAAATAATAGTATATTTGTGAGAGCAACTGCAACTGCTATCAAAAACTTTAATGGCTCATTTCATTGGTAAAACGTTGCAGATTTACTTTTGATTTGAGCCTTTATTTTTATGGAAATTTGGAAAGAGATTGACAATTTAAACGGGAAGTATTTGATTAGTAATTATGGCAATGTAAAAAGCCTAAATACTAATATCATTTTAAAGCCTGGTTATAACAATGGTTATGCTATGGTTAGGTTAAATTTAAAAATGTACTATGTACATAGATTAGTTGCTATCTATTTTATAAAAAATTATGATAACAAAACTCAAGTGAATCATATAGATTTCAATAAAGCAAATAATCATATTGATAATTTAGAATGGTGTTCAGCTAAAGAAAATATGAATCATTATTGGAGTTCAATTGGTATTAATAATAATCGGCTTAAAAGAAATTATAATAGTATTATTAAAAATGATTTAACTGGTATTAATTTTTACAAACCATATAATAAATGGAGATTAAGATTAAATATTAATGGATTACAAAAATCATTAGGATATTTTAATAGCAAAGAAGAAGCATTAGAATTTAAAAATACTTATATTTGATTTTCATAAGTTTAAATAGGTTTAAGTAATAGAATCCCCATTGGTCATATCGGTGGGGATTTTTGTTTTTTACGACCGTTAAATAAATAATTGGGATATTATTAAAATAAAATTATATAAAGTTTTTTTATTTAAAATATTAGGTATATATTTGTATCAACAAACAAGGAAATAAACTTAAACCAATCAAAAAATGACAACTACAACCTACACTTACGAAACTTCAAAAGGCAAAAACGTTGAAGAATTTTCATCAAATGGTTATGTTACTCTTTATCAAAATGGAGTTTTTAAATACGAGCAACATTACAGCAGTTTAATGTTAAAATTTCAAGAGGATTTATTTTTGTTAGAATTAGAAAAACGTAAAATCAAATATACCAAAGAAGTTAAATAATCATAACCCGAGCCGAAGCGGATTCTTCGGCAATCTTAAACCAACAATCAAATGAAAAAAACAATCGAGTACATCAAAGACTTTTATCAAACTGACCGAGAAGGTTTATTTGGTAGCATTGCAATCGCAATATTTGGATACCTTTTATTTTGGCACATCTTACCTATAATCTCAGGACTATGAAAAAGTATAAAGCAAAATTCAAAGATGAAGCTGGGTTCTATACTTGCACCTGGTTTTTTGACGAACTGGAAGATTTTTGGGCAGCAGTTTGCAGAGAGGAACGAGTTTACAAATCAAAATTTCAAAATTTAATCTTAGACTAAAAATGGAAAATAAATTAGCAGAAATTCAAGCAAAAGTTAAAGCGCCAAAAGGCCAGTTCAATTCATTTGGTAAATACAACTACCGAAGCGCTGAAGATATCCTTGAAGCGGTCAAGCAAGTAGTTAATCCGATGGGTTATTCTATTACGATTAGCGACACGATAATAAACGTAGGCGATAGATATTATATCAAGGCAACCGCAACGCTCACAAACGGCAAGGAAACGTATACAACGGATGGATATGCAAGAGAAGAAGAAAGCAAGAAAGGAATGGATGGAAGCCAGGTCACTGGAGCAAGTTCTTCTTATGCCAGGAAGTATGCGCTTAACGGACTATTTGCATTGGATGATACAAAGGATTCAGATGCTACAAATACTCACGGAAAAGAGGAGGCTAAAAGTTTACAAATGTGGAAACAAGAGATTGACAAATGTAAATCAATCGATGAGTTAAATAGCTATTATGCTAACTCCCAACAATCAATCAATGGCAATAAAGATATTATCAGTTTATTTTCAACTAAAAAATTAAGTTTCACAATTAACCAACCAATCGCATGAACAAATTAGTAAGCATTTCAATTAACGTAGATTTGTTAGACAAGTCTAAATTGTACAAGGGTAAGAAAGGTACTTACCTTAACATTTCAGGATTCTTAAAAGAGGATGCCGACCAATACGGAAACTTCGGTTTCATCACGCAAGATGGAGTTAAGACTCCCGAAAGTAATGCTCCAATATTGGGCAACTTTAAGATTAAAGGAACGGAAGGATTCAGCGCTCAAGCTTCAAAGCCAGCGCCCGTTTTTGATATTCCAAGTGCTACATTAGTCGAGAACGATTTACCTTTTTAAAGATGGAAGAAATACAATTTAATCCACAGCAATTTGAGATAGGTTTATTCGGTCATAACCCTATCCAAGACATGAGCAAGGCTCAGATTAATCACTTAGTTCATTTGATTAATGAGGGAGTCAAAGAAGGTGGCAAGGACATAAAGTCTTTGCTTGCAAT